TAAACACTTTCTCTTTTAAATCCATAGGTCTATCATCATGAGTAATATTCCATATTAACACGGCAAGTATTGTTCCCATTACTATTGTATGCAATATCGCTTTTACTGTGTTACTCATCCTCTCACCTTTCTCCGCGCTTGGCGGGGTTGGTTATTTGCGCTCATGAACAGCACTGATAAATATTATAGTTAGTATAGTTGCAATTCCCAAACACCATGAACCCGAACCGGCCGTAACAAGTGCTGCGATAATACTGCCAAAGATTGTATCAAATAACACTGATGGTTCTTCTTTTTCTTTCATCCCTCTTTCCTCTCGTTTGTGATGGGGCGGGCGAACTTCCATGTCCCGTCTTGATTAATTACAAATCCATCCTTTCCTGCTGTTGATTGTGCTTGTGGCGGGGTTACAGGCGAGAGGCTAGAATATGGATTTGGATGTAGTGCTTGTTCTGCAATCCATTTGAGCTTCAATCCACCACCATTGATATAGCCGCTAATCGGAACATCGTTGCTTATCTTTTCCAACGCCTCCCTCGCCGCGCTGAGTTGCTGGGTGAGGGCTATCTCAACATCTTCGCTTTTGTTCCACATTTCATTAATCTTGGCCATAGCGATTTCGTCTATTGTTTTCCTCAACCCCTTCTCGCGGGCGAGGATGAAGTCGGCTAATGTTCTCGAAGTGCCGGGGAATGTTATATTGATAGCTGGCCACTTGGCCTCAATCTCATTCGCCAACTGCTCGCGTTGTTCTTGTTCTTGTTCGTTGTTCATATTCAATTCCTTGCTTCCGGCAGGTCATATTTCCACGGGTTGAGGCAGGTAATACCGAAATCTCCGGCGGTGAAATGGAAGCTGGTCCGTTGCAGGTGCCACTTGGCCCGGTCACCGGGGCTCATGTCCCGGTAATCACCGGATTCGCAGAACGCCACCACCCCGTCCAATTGGCGCTGCAAGGCCCGGGCCATGGCGATGAGATTGGCCTGCTCGCTGGTCATGGGTTCATAGGGATATCCCTCGTAAATATGGCTTAATTTTGATTTCTTTTCATTCATGGTTTATCCTCCTGTCGCTTGGCCATGGCAAAGGCCTTGGTTGCCTCATCATTGAGCCACTGGACGGTGGCCAGCTTGGTTTCCCGGTGGGATTCGCTGATGGGTTTGACCGAATTGGCCACGGCTTCACTGGCAATGGACAGCAACATGCCCCGGTAGGCCCACAGGTCGCCGGGCTGGAGCCTGCCGCCATGCTTGGTTTTGGTGCTCATCTCAGTAATGACCCAGTTTATCCATGCAATCCGGCCCCGGCGGGAGCGCCGTGCTCACCCCGCAATGGATGCAGTTATAGAGTTTACGCCGTTCCTCGGCCTGTTTCTCGGCAATGTCACGGCCCGGCCCCGGGTTCTTGTTGCCATAGGCGAACATTCTCATTTTTGGTTTGGGGTTTTTCATAAATTAATCGTCATCATGGAACATGCTCTTGGCCAGCCTGAAAAATGGCGGCAATCATCACCACGGCCAGACCAGCGGAAAAGATGTAATCAAATAACAAATCAGGCGTCATTCTGGTTCCTTCATCGGTTCAATTTTATACTCGAACATCTTGCCATGGGGCCGTGACCGGTGCCATGCCACACATTCCTCGGCTTGAGCCTTGGTTAGGTCCTTGGCATAATCCTCACCCCATCTAAATGGCATGAACAGCTCATCCCACTCCCGCTCACCCGGCCCCAGGGCTGTCCATTCCACCCGGTAGAGACAGCGGAATAGCTGGCCCTCGGCTGTGCGGACAGTCTGGGGCAGGGGTTTAAAGGTGCGTTTGGGCATGGTTATTCCAACAGGTTGGGATTGAGCCTGAACAGTTCACCGGCGGGTATATTTGGAAGTGGCTTGATATAAACCCAATGTAATCCAAAAAACACCCGGTAGTTGGGCACTCTTGCGCCAAATTTATCCACCTCCAGAATGTGGTGTTTTACAAAATACGATTTATTTTCAATAGCCATCATAAATTCAAAGTCCCAGCCGTATGACCGGCTCAATCAACACAAAGGCCGTGGCAGACCTCGCGGCGCTGCTCCGACTGGGACAAAATAGTGTTCATAGCGCGTAAAATTTACCGGCCCAGTATCCGTCTTTCCATGACCTGAATCTGTTCACTGTGGTTGGCGGGTCAGAATCAGGACATTTTACCAGCTCGGGACAGCCCCGCCGATGCCATTCATCATGAATGTCATCCATGGAATCGTTGGTGGAGAAGCAGCCAAACAGATAGCCTCCCTGCCAGTCCGCGTCCAAAGCATTGTCAGGGTGGTTGGGGTCTCCAGACCTTTTCACCAGCGAACCCGGTAAATCTCTTATTCTGATACTCATGGCCCTGTCCTGCTGGTTCTAAAAAACCCGGCTGATTGTGACCCATTCACCAGCACTGTCCATGGCCCGTTGGTGCCGGTAACAGTCCCGGCATTGACCCAGTTCCCGGCCAGATCGCCGTTGCTGATGCTATAAACTGATCCGGACTGTCCCCAACCCACCAGTTCCATGGTGCCGTTGGTGAGCTGTGCCAGCCAGATGTTGGAACAACCCGCCGGGACATACAATAAATCCGCCACCGCCGGGTTCTCGTAAAACGTGTTCGTAACCATGGTCAGTGACTGGTCATCGTTGGTGATGGTTTGAACCACGCCCGGCGCTGGCCAGTTCACGAATGTCCTGACCTCGATAAAATGTGGCCAGTTCGTGTCCAGACTTACCGGAAACACGTTCGTAGCCGGGAATTGCTTGAGCAGGGCCATGGCACCGGGCTGGCGACCTTCATAGAAATTAACCCCGTCATAGCCACCAGACCCAATATCACAGGTAAAGGTCACGTTCGGGGTTATGGCCAGCAACAGGAACCTGTGAATGGGCGCGGCCACGGTTGCAAGCATCTGACGGTTGGTCACCACCGGCTCCGGTGGCATGGGTGGTTCAGTGGATGAATTGATGATGTATTTTCCACTCATTAACACGCAACTCGTGATGATGGTAATGGCCATGGTGCTGGCTAAAAGCAGTTTCCACGGGTTCTGGGATTGGTTATTCATATCACCGTCAATGCCTTGAAATCCTTGACCGGTATGAACACACAGGGTTCCATGTCCTGCTCATCGTTCCGGTCCATGCGCCCGCCCATCTTTACCCGCCATTCCGGGTTATACACAAGTTTTACCCAGCCCGTGATGTCAGTCCACGCCACGACCAGATATACCGACTTTTCCATGAGCTGGTTGAGCGCGGTCGCTGCCGTGTACTTATCCATGGACAGCAGGTAGGTGGGATAGTCCGTGGACTTGTTGGTTCGGCATTTGATTTCACAATACCCGGTGATTTCATTCTCAAAGATAAAGGCCCGGTCAAACCGATACAAGGGCTTGAGCTTGACCAGTTGAATGTCCCAAGCCTTGGCAATCTGGTCGGCCACCTCGTCCTCGGCGGATTTGTTCAGGGCTGTTTCGTAAACCGGGCGTGTCATTGATGTATTCTGCGTTGAATTTCACGGTCAAGATACCACCGGGCTTTTTGCAAGTCCTCAATTTCGTCTGAACCAGTCTTTTCTCCGGCCCTCCAGATGTATTTCATGGCGTTGCCAAGGCAGAAATTCATGTGTTCAGTCACAACAATGCACTCCACACCACTCGGGTGGCTGGTGTAATGGCTGGGATGATTAACAGGGTCGTGTTCTGGTTGCGTCATAATTCCCACAGTCTATACTAACGTTATATACTGTCAACAACTTTTTTAAACTATTTATATCATCATGCCCAGTGCCTTGAGCAGTTCTGATTTCCGGGCTCGCAGGGTCTTGATTTCGGCCCGGTCCTTAAAATCCCATTCTTGGTGACCGGCATAACTGTTGCTGATGGATTTCATACGGGCTTCAACCCGGTCCAGTTCCTTGGACATGAGCATTTTGTCCATGGGGCTGACCGGGGCGTGTTCCTGACACTGTTCCCAGCGCACGCGCCATCCAGCCATGGCCATGTGCCAGTTTACCATGGGGGTCTTGCCAACTTTCCAGCCATTGGCTCCGTAATAATAGAAGAACTTCTCGGCTTCGGTGGGTGGCAGGCCGGTTTTGGAGGCGTGCAACTGCACTTCTTCAATCGTGGGCGTGGTCATCATTCACTCCTGAGTCCGGCCATCGTGTGGAAGGCGCGATGGAGAAACCGGGCATGAGGAAACCCGTAAAACCCAACTTCAACACAATAACCGGACTCAATAGTGGTCATGACGGTAGATATTTTTTACGCTGGTTTTAATCTACACGAACAGTTGTTGACATGGCAAGGAAAATGTGGGAAAAGTTATTCGCAATCTCCGGGCGGAGATATTTAACATAGATTCTGGCGCAGTGATGGCGGGTCGGCTGGCACGGGAAGAACGTGTCGTCTAGCGGCTTACCAAAGTGGGGCTAATTGTCAGGGGCTCTCCACACAGCCACTTGCGCCAGTTTTATTTTATGAGTGATTTCATATTTGATAATCGAAAACCCATGGCTCGGGGCTGGAACGAGTCAAAGCTATTCCGGGGAAAACTTCTGACTGATAAGAAAATCCGGGAATACGAGGCCAAGGGCTTCTACGAAACCGGGTTCAAGATGACCCGGCGGGATGCGACAAAGGCCAAGCGGGAGTGGTTGCTGAAAAACGGCATCTGAGTGGACAAATACGGCTGCACATGGCCCAACGACATCGACCCGATTACGGTCGAGATGAAGTGTATCCAGAATGGTGGGAAATGGCGGGTTAAAGGCGGTGGCGAGGCCGGTGCTGGGTTGTATTTTCACTACCGCCACCTCCAGAAACTGCTCTGGCCTGACCAAGATCACCACCGGTGGTCTGATTTGGTTCTTAAAAACCTCGTTGAGAACGATGTCACGGCCATTTTAGGGCCAAAATCCTCCGGCAAGACCCATGTGGTATCCAAATTCGGCCTGACCGACTACTTTTGTTTTCCAGAAATCACTACAATCCTTATTTCCTCCACAACCTTGGACGCGCTTGAGCTTCGTATTTGGGGTGAAATCAAGAAGTTGTACAAAGAGGCCATCGCCCGGTTCCCGTGGTTGCCCGGAAACCTGATTAACTACAAACATTGCCTTGTCACGGATAATGTTGAGGATGATGAGGTTAGAGATTTTAGAAATGGCATCATCGGCATCCCCTGTCTGGTTGGTGGCAAGTACGTGGGTCTTGGCAAGTACGTGGGTATTAAGAATAAGCGTGTAAAACTGCTCGCGGACGAGGCCCAGTTCATGGGCGAGGGCTTTCTCAACGCCATTTCCAACCTTGATGGCAATCCTGACTTCAAAGCGGCCATTCTTGGGAACCCGATTGACCCGTTGGACCAGCTTGGCCGGGCGGCGGAACCGGAGGTGGGCTGGTCATCGCTCCCGGAACCCACCAAAACCGCCGTTTGGAAGACCCGGTTTCACAATGGCATGTGCGTGAACCTTGTTGGCACTGATTCGCCCAATTTCGATGATTCAACCTCTGAAAAACCCCGGTACAAGTACCTGATTGATAAGCGGCGCATTGATAATGTAAGCAAATTCTGGGGCAAGGACTCGCATCAGTACTTTTCGCAGTGCGTGGGCGTAATGAAACAGGGTTTGACCGCCCGCCGGGTGATAACTCGCCAACTCTGTGTTCAGCACAATGCTTTCGAGGTCGCACAATGGGGACCGGGCGAGAGAAAGAAGGTTTATGCTTGTGATGCGGCCTATTCCGGGACCGAGGGTGACCGTTGTGTGGGTGGCTGGATAGAAATCGGCTATGCCATCAACGGTGTTCAGATGATTAAGGTTTACCAGCCCAAAATCATACCCGTGGCCATTGGTGGGGCTGAAATACCCGAGGATCAAATCGCCGAGTATATCCAGCAAGACATTTCTGAGCAGGCCATCAGCCCAAGTGATGTTTTTTACGATTCTACCGGTCGCGGCACGCTGGGTTCGGCTTTTGCCCGGATATTCGGCACCACTACACCGGTTCCGGTGGAATTCGGAGGTAGGCCCAGTATCAGGCCCGTGCGCCATGACCTGTTTATAGTGGATAGCCGGGGCCAAAAGCGGCTCAAGCGTTGTGATGAGCACTATTCCAAGTTCGTCTCAGAATTGTGGTACTCGGTAAGATACGTGATTGAGTCTGAACAGATGCGAGAGCTGCCTGAGGACGTGGCTTTTGAAGGTTATCAGCGAGAGTACAAGACCGTCATGGGAAACAAGATTGAAGTCGAAACCAAGGACGAGATGAAGGAGAGAACAGGCCGGTCCCCGGACTTGTTCGACTGGTTGGCCACGGCCATTGAAGGTGCCCGGCAGAGAGGGTTCAAAATCCAGCGACTGGGCATTGAACTGGAGGAAGTGGGCAGTGAAACAGTGCTTGACGGAATCGTTGAAAGACATGAACGTCTTCTCAGATCAAAGTCGTTGTCCTATAAATAGCCATGCCACTCAAAAACTTCAACACGCTTCCACCGGGTGGGTGGCGCTATGTTCAGAATGAGACTGGCTTCAAGGTGAACGAGATGGGACCGGCGGCTGATGCGGTCAAGCTCATTGTTCAACATCGGCGGGCCAACAATCTTCCCGGTGCTACCATGACTGAGGGGTTCGTGGATTTGGACAATGCCACGTGTGAACGGCTTGGGAATGATCCGTTATGGTGCGATACTCAAAAAAAAACTTTGCCCCAAACTCACCAGCTCCCGCCGGAGGTTGCAAAACCTGCGGCACGGCAGTCGTCGTTCAACGCGGTTAACGGCGCTCTCATCCTCAAAGACTGGATTGGTGACGGCGGTGTTCCGGTTGCCGATTCACTGGCCAAGGCCCGCGCCAAGGTGTGTGTTGAAGATTGTTCAGACCCCGCCCGTGAAGAAACCGGTCATTTCCACAACCGTCCACCCGGGTTCTTTTCCAAAATCAGCGCGGCTGTGGCTGATGCAATTCTGGAACAGCGCCGCGAGAAAACGGGTCTTGGGCTGGCTGTCCCGGACGAGGACAAGCTGCATACTTGCGATATATGCCAGTGCCACAATCCACTCAAGGTCTGGGTTCCTATGGATGTGATTAAGAATAGAACATCACTTGAAACCATGGCCAAATTTCCCAAGCATTGCTGGATGGTAACCGAGAACCGTACCCAGAATACTTCACTGGCAGTCAACCAAGTACAACCCCCGGAAGAATAATGAACCTGCTCACTGTAATACCCTTTTGTCAGGCTGACGCCGAGCTGGCCAAGCGCCTTGTTTACTGGATTCAGGAACTGGAAGGTATCACCCCTAATTCCAGTCGTCCAAAATGTAGTCACTCCTGTCTTGTGGCCTATGACTCGATAGTGCCGCTGGATACGGCAAAGGAGGTCACGCTTGCCGCCCGCCAGTATTTCCGCCATGTGATACCTCTGGCTGTCAAGGTTGATTCCAAGGACTGGCCGAAGTCATCCAACCTGATGTTTCATAACGTAGCCCAGTTCGTGAAAGACACGTACCGGTTTCCATTTCTATGGCTGGAACCAGACTGTACACCGCTTCGCTCCGGTTGGTTGGACGAACTGGCCGCTGAGTATGAGCAATGCCCAACCCCATACATGGGCACGCTCATCAAAACCGACGAAGAAGGTTTGCCCAAGGTTCACATGACCGGTTGCTCCATCTACCCGGCCAATGCCATTGACCTGATGAAACCATTCTGCGATGTCAACTCAACGCTGGCTTGGGACATCGGCAGCGCCGGTGAAATAGCCGGTAAAATGAAGTGCCGTGACACGAACCTCATAAAACACATCTGGGGACAGCGCGATCTGGCACCCACCTTTGTTTATAAAAAGGAGCCGGGCAAGGAGTATCCCATCAACACGATGGAGCTGGCCCAGATACCGGAGTCGGCGTGCCTGTTTCACAGGTGCAAGGACGGCTCGCTAATCACGGCATTAAAGGAACAGCGCCGGGTCTTGGCTGAACAGCAAAAACCAGTTTCAAAGCAGGTTGAATCAGATGTCAAGCTGGCTGATAAACTGGTTCCACGACAGCTCAAAAAGGAGGTTGAAGTCGTATAAACTTTAGCACGGCAGACAAAGTTTATTCAGTGCTTGAGGACATGCGACAGGCCGACCTGTTGCGTGCCACAAACCGCGCCCTGATAAACGACCTGTTCAACGGTGTCCCGCCGTACACCAAGACCGAGGAAGAAGAAAACCATATCCTCGTAAATGTGAACTGGAAGGAGGGTGCGACCTTACTCCACACCGCCCGCCGTTCCTACGAGAACGCCTTTCTCAAGCCCGGTAATTACTTTACTGTTCATCTTGAACAAGGCCCAGACCAGAAGCGAATGGAATGGTCTCGTATCATAACCCGGAACGTGAACCGTCCACTCAAACGCTCCCTTGCCTTCATGGAAGCGTACCGGTCAAAGTTCGCCGGGGTGGTGTTGCATGGCGTTGGCCCCATGGCATGGGAAGACAAGTACTGCTGGTGCCCGTACACGTTCGGGATTGAGGATTTGCTCATACCCACCGACACGTACACGACCTTGGAAAACCTGTCCTATTTCGCCATACGCAAGCCCATCAAACCGGGCAAGCTCTTTGACAAGACCTTTGGCGTGAAGAACCGCGACACCGGTTGGGACATGGAAGCCGTGGCCAAGATTCTCGACAGTTACCACGACATCAACCAGACAGCTCATCAGTGGAACTGGTCTGACCATCCCGAGAAGATGGCCGAGTTATACAAGCAGAACGCATCGTTCTACGACGGGGATTCGGCACCCACAATCTATTTCTGGGACTTTTATTACCAGCGTGAGGAAGAAGCTGGCCAAGGCTGGTCCCGGTGTCTGTTGTTGGACAACGACTACGTTCCGGCACAGATTCAGACCCTGCAAAGCCCCGTCCAGTTCATCTACCAATCCGATAACTTCGCCAAGACCTTGGACGAGGTGTTGCACATCCAGTACGGCGATGGCAATAACAAGCCACCGTTCATGCACCATTCGGTCAGGTCCATTGGTTACCTGCTTTATGACGTGGTTCAGATGATGAACCGACTCCGGTGCAGTTTTACTGAGCATGTCTTTGAACAGATGATGATGCTGTTCCGGGTGGCCGATCCCAACGACCGTAGCCGGATTGAGAAACTGCTTTTGAACAACAGAGGCATCGTGCCTGAGGGTGCTTCCATTGTCCCGGCGGCGGAACGGTATCAGGTTGACCAGAACCTGATTCAGGGATTGCTGGGCAATTTCAAGCAGTTGATGAGTGAATCCACCGCCGCCTACACTCAGGACATTGACGACGGCACTCAGAAGGAAAAGACCGCCACCGAAGTCATGGCTCAGGTCAATTCCGTCAACGCCCTTACCGCGACCTTAATCAGCTATGCGTATCTACGGGAAGCGTATGCGTATCGGGAGATTTGCCGCCGGTTCTGTATCAAGAACAATCCTGAGCCAGCGGTTAAGAAATTCCGCCAGCAATGTATCAATGACGGTGTTCCTGAACAGTATCTGGACGTGGAAATGTGGGAGATTGAACCGGAACGTGTTCTGGGTGGTGGTAACAAGGTGTTGGAAGTTGCGCAAGCGAAGGAATTGCAACAGATGCGGCCCCAGCTTAATCCCGATGCCCAGCTTGAGGTTGACCGCATTGCCATCTCAGCCTTCACTGACGATGAAAGGTTGGCCAACCGTCTAGTTCCTTACGAGAAAACCACCAGCGACGCCACCCACGATGCCCAGCTTGCCTTTGGCACACTTATGGCCGGGGGTCAAGTTGATCCGCGCAGCGGCTTGAACGAGGAAGACCAGATTGTGGCCCTGCTCAAGGCCATGGTTGCCAAGGTGCAGATGATAATGCAAACCGGCGGCGTGGGCACGCCTCAGGATGTCATCGGTCTCCAGAACGTGGCCAAGTACACGCAGGGTCATATCCAGATTCTGGCTGGTGACAAGGAGGAAAAACATAAGGTGCGCCAGTTCATGCAGGTTTTGGGCAAGGTTATGAACGAGGTCAAGGGCTTTCAGCAGCGCCAGCAGGAAGCCGCCAAGAAAGCCGCTCAGGAACAGAACCAAGACCCGGCGGCGGCTGCGAAGATTCAACTGGACGCGGCGGCGGCCAAGCAGAAGATGGTGCTCAAGCAGGCGTCGGAGAGGCAGAAGCTGGGTCATAAACAGCAGGCTTTCCAGACCGAGCAACATCGCAAGAACATGGAAACCGGGCTGGACATTGCCCGGGAAAACGCCAGAACCAAGGCTGATATTGCCAACCGGGAGCGTGAGTCCCGGGCCAAGGCTGCGGCCACACCAAGGGCTTTTGAAGATGAATGACGAGGACAAAACCATGGAAGGTATTCGTAAATACGGCGGGAAATGGCACAGTGTTGTGCCTGAACCTGAGATAAAGGTGGACAAGGAAGCCATCAGGAAGGCTTTCAAAGAGGCCCGGGAGAAGCATACGGTCAGAGTCAGACAACATAAATTGCCATGAACCCATTCAAAAACGACCTCTTAAATCACGTCTATTGTCGGATTCAGGCCAGCAAAATTCAAGGCGTAGGCGTGTTCGCCATCCGGCCCATACCGGCAGGCATCAATCCCATGGCCGAGTTCAGGACTTTCGAGTACGAAACCATCCCGGTGGCGGAAATCAATGATGACCCAGACATTCCTGATTCGGTCAAAAAGCTCGCCAAGGATATGTGCCCGGAAAACGGCGGCATGTACAACATCCCGCCGTTTAGCCTGAACGAGATTGGGATTTCCTACTACCTGAACCACTCCACCAATCCGAATACGGCGTCGGATGACAATGGTGATTTTTACACTCTGCGTGAAATCGGAGCTGGTGAGGAACTGACCGTGGATTATGGTACGTACGGAGCTTTGAACCTTGGATAAAGTCGATTACAAACAAAAAACGGTTCTGGTTTGCGACCATGGCATGTATGTACACGTCGCTATCAAGCTGGTCCAGTACTTCGGTAAGGTTCTCTATTACACCGACTGGCAGTGCGCTTTTCCCACTTGTGAACCATTACTGGTAGGTGAGGGTTTTGAGGGTGTCACTCGTATCAAGGACATTTTCAATGAGGGCATGAACGCAGACCTTTACGTGTTCACGGATATTTATTTCTCAGGCTTGCAACAGGAACTGCTTCGACAAGGCAAGCGTGTCTGGGGGCCGCGCAACGGCGATGAGTTGGAAATATTTCGGTGGCGCACCAAGCAGATGCTGCCGTCCCTCGGTTTGCCAATGCCTCCGGGTGAGAAAATCACCGGCATTGCCAAGCTCCGGGCCTATCTAAAGAAACATGACGATGTTTTTGTGAAGGTATCTGGCCTGCGCGGCATGATGGAAACCCATCACCACGATAATTACGACCTGTCCTTGAACTGGCTTGACCGACTGGAAGCCCAAATCAGCGGGGTAAAGGATGTCATTACTTTCATCGTGGATTCAAAGGTTGGTACTGACGAGGATACCGTTGAGGTGGGGTTCGACGGCTGGACGATTGATGGCCAGTACCCGGAGATAGCTTCGTTCGGATACGAATTGAAGGACTGTGGATTGCTTTCTGTCGTACGTCCATACTCTGAATTTCCAGAGCCCATAACCAAGGTCATGGACGCATTCGGGCCGGTACTCCAAGACCACTATTACCGGGGATTTTGCTGTGCTGAAATCCGCGTGAACAAGGAAGGGTCATGGATGATTGACTGGGCTTCGCGCTGTGGCAGTCCCAGCAGTGAAGCCTTGATGGAATTTTATTCCAACTGGCCGGAAATACTCTGGTTCGGTGCCGAGGGCAGGCTCATCAAACCGGAACAGGTGGCCAAGTTCGGGGTTGAGATTGTTCTTCACTCACCCAATGCCGACCCTGAGGAGTGGAAGGTGGTGCAGATTGACGACAAGGCCCGGCCTTGGATCAAGATGCACAACTGGGCCATCATCAATGGCCGGGACACAATTTGTCCTCAGGAATTTCCCCTCAAGGAATTCGGTGCCATTGTTGGAATAGGCGATACACTGGAAGAAGCCATCAAATCCGTGCGCGAACACTGTGATGGTGTGAAAAGTTCCGATGTCGAGTTCAAGCATGACTCCATTGAGGATGGGTTGAAGGAAATCAAGAAGGGCGAGGAACTTGGGATTGATTTCGGCGCTGATTTGGACGTTGACAAAGAAGGTGAAACGGAGGAAGTCTGATATATGGCTACGCCCGACAGTTGCTGTTCTCCTTGTTCGACGACACCGCCCGTGAACGTGCCCGGTTCGCAGGGGCCGCAGGGCATTCCCGGTCCCAGTATTAATCCCCAGCCTCAATCCGCCGGTTACGGTGGTGCCAACCCGTATGTGCTGACCACGGCCTTGGCCACCATCACGCCTACTGGCGCTGGAGCGGTGATTCCCCAAGTCACACTTCCCACGGCGGGTACTTGGCTGATTATGGGCCGGGTTCAGACCATCGGCAACGGTTCAACCTACGCCGCTGGTGCCGTCCTGACCATAGCCGCAGCCAGAACCAATAACACGCCCGCCACGCTCACTTCCGAAACCTATACCATGCCAGCTTTGACCACTTCTTCGGCTTCGGTTGAGGATATGTCCATTAACCCGACTTTCTATATAACAGCCAATGCCAGTGACGTGATTGCATTGCAGGCCGGTATGAGTGTTGGAACCACGGGTGGTGCCACGCCTCCGTTGCAGGTTTCGTCAGCTTCAATCGCCGCCTACCGGATATTCTGATGTGGCTGCTCCGAACCAAAACCAGCCAGTTGAGCTAGAGGACGGGTTTTCCACGATTGATTCCGGGGTTGATACCGGCGTATTTCCCACCCTGCTCAAGAAAAATCAGGCTTCCCGGGCAACCAACGTCACGTTCCGGGGCGGGTATCCCACAAACCGGCCACCATACAACCATCTGGCGTATAATTTCGGTGGTGATCCGAACCTGACCAACCGGGTGCTCAACGGTGTGTTTCAAGGCGGCGGCTATTACCAGCCCGATGTTGGGAGCCAGCAATGTATAGCCCAGATTTCCGGCAGGTTATTCCTGTTCACGCCTTCAATCAGCATGGTTACCGTGGCTGAAATAACCATCAATGTCCAGATACCCACCACGGCCAATTTCACCGTTCCAGCCATAGGCTCAACCGTGGTTGTGAGCGTGGGTTCGACCACCGGTTTTATTGTTCTTGCCCCGGCCCAGATTGCCAACGGAAATTATATCGTGACCGCCATTGGCGTGGGAACCATCACGCTACAGAACGTGGACGATATAGCCGGTGCCACCATTGTCAGCGGCAGTTCAATCACGATTTTCGATGTAAATCCGAACAATATCCCGCAAGTCTGGATGTGGCAGGCCGAGAATTACATGATAATCAATGATGGCCAGAGTTTGCCCATCTTTTACAACGGCTCATTTTCCCGCCGGTCCATGGGCACAGTCCATCCCGCCCCGGCCCAGACCGGAACATTCACAACCACGGCTGATTTTGTGGTTCCAAACGCCAATGATACCGTTCTGGTTTCTGGCACCAGCACAGGCATAAATGGTTCCGGTTCGGCCACCATCACAGACGTTAATAATAATGTGGTGTACCAGATTGTTTCCGTGCCGAATGCTGGCCAGATACTCCTTCGCAATGTGGCCGCCAACAATGACAATCCCAATCCACCCATTCCCGGAACCACGGTTTTGACCGGTCAGAAATTCACCTATCTCAATTCGCCTGCTTTTGCGGGTTATTTTGAGCTGCCACCGGGTCGGATGGGTGCCTATGGCCTTGGCCGAAACTGGGTGTCGATGCCGGACGGTATTAGCTTCATTGCCGGTGACATTGTGGGTGGACCCAGCGGCACTCAGGCCAACAGTTTTCGTGACGCCGTTCTCAAGGTGACTGAAAACCAGTTCCTTGCCGGGGGTGGATTGTTCCGGGTACCCGGTGCCGTGGGCCAGATTCGTGCGATTGTGTTTCTAGCCACGCTGGACGCTTCACTTGGACAGGGGCCGGTCAATATCGTCACGGCGACCGTTATTTTCAGTTGCAACGCCCCGGTGGAACGGTCCCAGTGGCAATCCATAACCAACCCCATCCTGACCGAGGTGCAGATTAGCTTCGGCGGTCTGGGCCAATGGTCCAGCATCTTAATGAACGGCGATCTGGCCTACCGCGCCGTGGACGGTATCCGGTCGCTCATCCTTGGCCGTCGTGATTTTGCCACTTGGGGGAATGTGCCCATATCCGCCGAGATGGATTATTATCTCGACTCTGACAACGACCCGTTACTGGTCTATTCCAGTGCCATCAATTTCAACAACCGGCTGTTGATGACATTCTCTCCCCGGTTCGGAACGAGTGGGATTTATCACGCCGGTATCATCGCTTTGGACAATAATGTGCTGTCCAACCTGCGTGGCAAACTGCCGTCCATCTATGACGGTCCTTGGACGGGCATGAATGTGCTCCAGCTTCTGACTGGTGAATTCAACGGTGTGCAGCGAGCCTTTGCCTTTGGTGTTGATGGCAATTCCACCATTCAATTTTACGAGATACTGACTGACCAACTGGTTGCGGCGCAGAACTTTGACAATACCAATGTCCCGATACCGTGGCGGATTGAGTCCTACGAAATGTTTGGCAAGAACCTGCCCAAGGGCGTGGAGCGGGAGGATTTGAAACGGCTCATAGATGGTGAGATTTACGCCATTGACATCACTGGCAGGGTGGATTTTCAGGTCTATTACAAGCCGGACTATTACCCGTGCTGGGTGCCTTGGTTTTCATGGTTCGTCTGCGCCAAGGACGATAACTGCGGCCTCGTCGGTGCGCCGGGTTGTGTCACGCCAAGGAATCCAAAGCCCCAGTACCGACCACGAATGGGATTTGGAGAACCGTCCGTGACAGATTGTGATCCGATACTCAACAAACCGTTGCGGGAAGCGTTTACATTTCAAGTGGCGGTGGTGGTTCAGGGCCATTGCCGTGTTATGGGATTGAAAGCCAAGGCCGTGGTTATGACCCAGCCCAAGTATGCCCCGCAGGTTTGTGTTGGTGAAAACACCTGTGCCGAGCTGGATTGTTGCGACCCGGATTTATTCCTGTACGTGGGCAATGGCGGTCAGGTGGTGACTTCCGGGGCCATCACGTTTATAATTCCCTTCAACATCAATGGTCCCGGCCCGTTCCCACCGCTTATCCTAAACGGTCCCACCAGTAGAATAGTAGAGGTTATTCCGCCGGGTTCAACGCCACAGCAAATCATTGACATCGCCCAAGGCATGGCTATACAGGCCGCGAATCAGCTTGCCAACACCCAGATTCAATCGTAGATAAGGTTATGGCTAACACCACCATCCCGCTGACGTTTCCGACATTTCCGCCGGGATATTGTTATCCATCCACACCCCAGCAACTTTTCAACGACGCCATCATCAACGGTGCGTCCATCACCATACCCGGAACGGCCACGGGTTCCATTGTTTCACCCACGGCACCGGCTTCCAATGCCAGAAATCTGGCTTGGTTCAAGGTGGACGCCAACAACAACCTCCTTGGTGTGTTCACGTTCAGCCAGCAATATAACTTGTGGGTGTTTCAACATCCACTACCACCAGCCGGTACGGTCAACACGGCAACCGGGGGCGAGCGAAGGCTGTACATGGGCACACTGGTTGGGTTGCAATCCTATGACGGCGGCGATGGTGGTTCTAACGCCACCATTGGCGATACCACCGGTCCCATGTGGCAGCAGGACACCACTTGGTCAACTGGGGTGGCCCCAAATGCTGTTGGTTTTATGCCTATTGGCGCTCCCAATAATATAGGTGGAAATACCATTACCAATCCCGGCGACAAGGTTACCAGCAATCTTGGAGGGGGCGGTTCCAACAACGGCGTTCAGGGTGTGTTCTTTATTAAGAGGTCAGCCAGATTATACTACACTGGATAACCATGCTTACCTTTTCCCAACTTGAATCCACTTCCAGCGGCATACCTCAGATAGCCGGGTGTTGCCCGGGCACACCGGCTTACGCCGACTTGTGCAATGAATCTGTTCGCCGCATTCTCCAGTACGGTAACTGGTGGGGCTCAGTCGTAAAGTATCAAGGCTGTATTTATGGTGGATGTGTCGTGTGGCCGAGACAGGTTGATACTGTGCTGGCCACCAACCTATGCCGCCGAAACCGGCCAGTAGTGGGTGGTTGGTACGAATTCATGCAGTTAAATGGCGGCGATATTTCTCCCAACCGTTCCGGTGGCTGGCTCTTTGGCTGGGGTTGGGGTGGCGGATGTCACAGCGTGGCTCCGGTCACTGAAAATGACGGCACCACTCCGGTCTTTGCACAGCCCCCGTGCGGCAATGATATGTACGCCCGGTTCTATCCCCGATGCCAGAACGACATCGGCAAGAATGTGACCATTTACGGCGTGGATTCCAACGGCCAGCAGATAACCAGCCTTGACGCCAACAACAACTGGATACCGGGAGTGGTTCTGACTCTGGCCCTACCGTTCGTGAGCACCAGTTTCTTGGTACGCAAGATAGAACGTGTGGTCAAGGACATCACTCAGTGCGTGGTGGATGGTTATTTCTATGACGCGGTAAATAATGTCCTGAACGACATGGCCCACTACCAGCCCAACGAAACCAATCCCGAATACCAGCACACGCTGATTAGTAACTTTGGTCATTGCTGCTCCAGCACCGGAACCTCTCCTGCCAGTCCTACGCCAAAGACCATCCTTGCCTATGTCAAGTTGAAGCATGTGGACATGGTTAATCCCAACGACCCGTGCGTGGTCAATTCCATGTCGGCCATCAAGCTCATGGTTCAATCAGTAAAAGAGGAACAGGATTTTAAATCTGAGGGTTCGGCTAATCTCCGGGCTTTGTCCTTGAAGGAACTGAATCTGGAACTCAGGAATAAACTGCCACTTGACCAAGTTCCGGTTGAGGTGCAATCGTTTGGAACAGCAACCCCACGCCGTCACATGATCGGCAGAATTTTATAATATGGCTCTAGGTGATTTAAGCAATCCATACGGTTCCATACCCGGCGCTATCGGCCTTCCTTCCAGCTCGTTTGCGGAGCTGGGTTCCGCCTACCCCAATCTTGGCGGGTCCACCGGCCAAGCCAGCGCCGACATCATGAAGGAATTGCAGGGCCAGCTCTCGCCTGAGGCATTGGCCAATCTGCAACGCAGCGCGGCCCAGTTCGGCGTCAGTTCCGGGATGCCCGGTTCCGGCCTTCAAACCAGCAAAAACCTGCTGGGCAATGTTCTCACCACCGAAGATTTGCAACATCAGGGTATTGGCGATTATCTGTCCACCGTCACCGGCCTGTCCAAGATCCAGCTTGACCCGTCTCTTGCGGCTGAGATTGCCGCCCGCAATTCCAATGTTGCCGCAGCGCCCAATCCGGCGGCGGCGGCGCAGGCTGGTCAGAACAGTTTCATGCGGGGTTTGGGATTGACTCGCGGTGGAGGTGGCAATCGACTGCCACAGCTCGGTTCAATGCAACCCGATGTCCATTTTGGGTATGACCAACCCGCCGCCCTTGGCCCGCTGGACACCGGTGCCAATCAGGTCATCACCAATTACCTGCCCGGCACTACCACTCCAGCGCCCGGTGGCACCAGTTCCCTGTTTGATTATAACACCACTTCTGACTGGGGCGAGACTGGTGGCGGTGGCACCCCGGGGTCGTCTTATTTTGGTCCAGCGGGTGGTTATGGCCAGCCCGGTGCCGGGACCCAGTTCGATGTGCCGGATTTTAACAATCCACAGACACCGTTTGACCCGAATCAGGATTATTTTGGGTTGCCACAGGACAATGGCGCTGCTGGTGGTGGTGACCCGATGTACGACCTTTCCAGCACGGGTTAAATATGGCCATTGGAGAATTACCGAGCTGGATTCAGACGAGCCCAAATGCAGCCGTCGCTGCGTTAGAGGCCGGAGCCCGAACGGGTCTGGCCGCGTCCGAAGCCGACCAGCGGGCCATGGAAGAAGCCCAGCAACTGGCTTTCTCCCAGAAAAAACTGGCCACGGATGTCAGTGAGAATGCACTGGAACGGCAGTCCCGGGAAAAGCTCACCGCCAAGGCCCAAGCCATTTCCCAGAACCGGTTTGACACCCAGACCAATCTGGACAGGGCGCAACTGGCCTTGCGTAATTCAGCCTTGCAATTGCAAACGGCCAAACAGGCCCATTTAGAACAGATTCAGAAAGAAAACAATATCCAGAAATCGTCCATTGATGCCGACGCTTCCGAGTTTTGGAAAGACAGCGCCGACGGCACTGACCCCAAGGCCTTGGCCGATAAACATCCCTTGGCTTTGAAACGCCGGGATATTCAACAGTATCTGGCCCAGCAGGCACAGGCCGCGAGAGTTAAAAAGCCGGAGATTACTCAGGAAACGTCTGTGCTGCCGTCTGGCAGACCGGAAAAGACCACTTTGCGGGGCCAACCCGGCCCTGAAATGGACGCTGCCTTGAAAGTGTTGACAAAAAAGACCGGCGTGGTTCCAATGCCATCGGACAAATCCAAACTGGTTACCGGCCAGACCTATTCCACGCCAAAAGGCAATGCAACTTGGGATGGCGAAAAGTTTGTGAAGGCTCCATAATGAGTCATGGCCGAGACTTTCACATTTGAAGATGCCAAAAAGGCTGACTCCGATACTTTTTCTTTCGAGGAAGCCACCGGCAAGGATGAATCCGGCAACACCGTTGCCAATCTATCCAAGTCAGTTGCCCAGTCCGCCAATGAATCTGTTGGTGGATTTCTGAAATGGATGGGGGCCATGGAAACGGTTCGACCGGTTCCAGAACCGAAAAATAGATTTCTTGGTATCAGTGTTGATACCCTAACCACCGAGGAGAAGGATAAGCAGAGGAGTGAGGCTACGGCTGAGTGGTATCGAAATGTTCGCAGAGACCCGCTTTATCAAGCCGGTCAATTCGTAAGTCAAACCGGCAGGCAGATGGATACCGGAAGGCCCACCTTTTTAAAGAAGGTGGCTGGCATGGCCGGTGGATTTCTACCTGTGGTTGCATCTGGTCCATTTGCTGCATTTGAGATTGGCGGTCAATCTTATGGCGAAACCTTGGACGATGAATACGACAAAGCTATCAAGTCCGGCAAAACCGATGAAGAAGCCGCCAATATTGCCGTTGGCAGGGCTCAGGCCAGTGGCTGGACCCAAGCTGCCATCTGGACAGCATTGCCTAGACCTCTAAAAAGCGTCGTCGGTAAGATTACCGGCAAATCTGGCGTTAACGGACTAACCCAATTTCTCGCCCGGCGTGCCGCAGGCGCTGCCGAGGGCGCGACCCTTGGCGCAGCCTCAACCGCAGGCCAGAACCTCGCCACGGGCCAGCCTATGAGCAAGGACGTGGGTGCGTCTGCGCTTGGTCTTGGAGCTGTGCAGGCATTGATGCCACAGCCCGGGCCTTACCGTAGGCCAGTTGAGGTTGTGCCGCCGGAACGTCCTGTAGCCGGGTTACTGGGTCGTGGAACCCAGTACCGGGGCACTCCCAGTGGCGCTGTTATTGACGTGACCCAAGTTTCGCCTAATGAGGAAGCTGAGCTTAACCGTGAGGCCGAGGCCGAGTCCCGGGCCACCGCCTCCGGTCAGGAACGGGTTTATAACACTGTGGACGCCGCACTCCGGGCCAAGGCCGAACCCATCAAGCAAACCATCACGGCCAATGGCAACAAGTGGTATAAACGGGGTGATTTCTGGGTCACGGATGATCCGCTGGTGACCATGGACAAGCGGGTTATCAAGGCTGGCCGTGGGAATCAGGTTGAAGATGCCGTGGTTCAGGATTTGGAAACCAAGGCCCGTGCTGGCGAGTGGAACAAACTGGCTCCAGACCAAAAAACCCAGACCCAGCAGGCGATTGAGGATGTGACTGGCGTGAGTGCTGAACAGGCTAAGAAAGGTTCCGCCGGGCGCACGGCTTTGGCCACCCGTGAAATAATCGAGAACAAGCTATGGCAGAGGTTCGCCAGTCCCCAGTCTGAATACGGCGACAAGGGTCAGATGACCATGCGCCAGCAGGACAAAATCAAGGCGCTCAAGGACTATCTGGCCAAGGAAAATGACGTGGGCGTGATTGAACGCCACTGGCAGCAGGTTGTCCGGGCCATGGACCCGAAGTATCCCTACGACATGGAATACAAACGGCTCATTGCCGAGAGGTTGGGCCATGAACTGCCAGAACCAGTAGAAGGAGGTGATAGCAATGCCACTAAAGAAATCGGCGACCAAGGCGGCACTCCGCCAAAACATCCGGGAGATGTTGAAGGCGGGCCACCCGTACAACCAAGCGGTGGCGGCGGCTCTGGAAAACCAGCGCCGGGCGCGGCGGGGGCGAAAGTCCACCCGCAAGTAGAGCGATTACAGAAGGGTTTGGACGCCTTTGAGGGCGAGAATCTGAACACGATGCAACGCCAGAATGCCCTGTTTCAGATGCAGATGTGGGTGGGTATGATGGATAAGGCTGGTGTTCATGTCCCGACCGAACTACGGCAACGCCTTGAAGCTCACATTGACAAGGAACAACAAAGTATTCGCGGTGAACCCGGCGATACTTCCACTGAAACTGGCGGGTTGACAGAGCGATTAGAAAAACCAGACGCATTCAAGGGTCGTAACTGGACAGCCGATGCCCTGCAATATGGCGCTGGACTTGATCCGGCCAAACCTGAACAACTGGCTGAACTACGCCGGTTGGAGAAGGAATATTCAGATAAACTAAACACCATTCCCAAGGACGTTTCCAACTTTGACCAGATTTCCAAGGTTGGTAACCAGAAACAGTGGGTGACTGAGGCTATTCAGGGCGCAACCGGGCTTGGCGGCAGCGATGTTGCCAGAGCTTCGTTGCCTAAGGACTACAAACCACCATTTCCTCAAGGTGAACGCATTCTGAGAAAAGCATTGCATGAGTCTCAGGCTGATTATGACAAACGGCTGGACTATTTTAGAAAGACTGGAACCGTTCTACCGGTTACCGCTGAGAAAATACCGGATATTGCCCAACCGGCGGCACCCGCCGCACCAGCTCCCGAGCCCGCTAAGTCGGTAACGGAGCCGGTTGGGCCTCAAACCGACCACTGGCCAGATGTGCTCAAGGAACTGGTTCTGGACGCGCCTCCGACCGGAGCGTTGACTGAGGAAAAGTTCAAACCTGACCAACCCACTCGCCAGTCCGTGATTGATAACATCAATCGAAAGCTCAAGCTGGGTGCGAAACCAGAGGACATAATCAAGGCCATCCAAACCGCTCGCAAACCCAGCGGGGTCATCAGCAAGCTGGGACTGGTGGATGTTGACCCGGTGCTATGGCGTGAGGAACAGGAGCGCCAGCGCATAGCCAACATGACTGGCCCAGAAAAAGCCGCCGCCGAGAAAAAGCTGGCTGATGAAAAGGCATTTAGAGAGGCAAATCCACCATCGGCAAAGGAGTTGGAAATCCGGGCTTGGGAAAATGCATGGGCAGAGCGTGTCCCTAAAACTGACCAGAAAACCCAGCTCACCAAGCAGGACATTGCCAACCGCGAGTTGATTGAGCGGATGAATGATAAGTACGGCACGCCAGACCCAGCCAAGTACCGTCGCCAGCAAAGCGGTGAACCACCGTTCAAACCACCTACTGGTCAAGCATCGTCCGGGTTCAGAGAGGGTGATGCCGTGGCCATGCGTGATACCGATGGCAATATTTACCGTGGTGTGGTGATTCAGAATGGTGGCGATTTATGGGTTCAAACCCCGGACGACCGCGTTATGCGCCTGCGCGATGGTCCTTGGGTGGCCAGTACCAAGATACCGTTGGAGCCAGCCGATTTCACCGAGTACACCAAGGAGAAATTCCAAGCCCAGCTTGAGAAAGAAGCCAAGGTTCGTGCCGGGTCCAAAGTCAAGGACGAGCTATTGACCGTGCTGGATAAAATGGAACCCGGATTCATGGACCGTGTTCAGAAAGCCGTTCAAGCTGTGCGTGCCGACTTTACCCAGCGCAGTCTTGACCCGGAAATAGCCGGGCACAATCTCATCGCCAACGTGGTGGAAGCGGCCAAGGCCAAACACTTCGCTGACCGCGAGTTCAAGGGCCGGGAACAGAGCCATGCCAAGCTGCTTTTTGAGCGGGCCAAGGAACACCTACTTGATCTTGAAAAATGGGCTGAGAATGTACTCAAAGGCCGGGGCACGTATCTGGCTCCGGAAGTACTGGCCGCGTACGTGGTCAAGGGCGCGTCCGTGCTGGCCCGTGGCGCTGTCGATTTCGCCAAGTGGAGCGATGAGATGGTGCGTGAGTTTGGGGAGAAAGTGCGGCCCTATCTCAAGCATGTCTATGACCGGTCCATGGCCAAGTTCAACGAAGGTAACATCGCCAAGAATAACCCGGTTACAAGCTGGGTTCAGAATGACGTGGCCCCGTTTGTGGGCAGAGCTTATGATGCCGGTAAAGCCGCTGTGAATTTCTTCGTCAACGCCTTTTCCCCGGCCACCAAGGCCCGGCCCGGTGATGTGGACGCCTTGTTCGAGGCCAAGGGTTACAAGGAAAAGATGATGACCCGGGCGGCGGCGGCTCTGGAACATGCCAATGACGCCATGGCCAAGCTCCCACGGGAACAGCAGATTGATTTCGTGGATAGAATCAAGCGGGGCGTGAAACAGGTCACGCCAGAGCTGCAACAGATTGCCGACATGCTCAGGCGCTGGGATGACCGGCTTTACGCCGAAGCCACGGCTTTCAAACCAAAACTCAGCTATCTGGATGACCATTACCGGGTGCTGTGGAAAACCATTCCCGGCACCAAAGGTTTGAGTGGCACCCGGCTGGAACATATCATGTCCAAACGCCCTTGGCAGGGGTCTCGCGGGTTCCTACTCCAGCACACCCTTGAGGATATGAGTGATGGCATTCACCGTGGCGGTGTTCCCGTCACCTATAACCCGATTGAGATGTTTCTACTCCATGCCCAAGACGTGATGAAATACGTGTCCGCCAACCGGGCTTTTGAAAACCTTAAAAAGTCCGGGGCGGCGGTGTTGGTTGAGCATGGCACAAGCCCACCCGAAGGGTTCACCCGGATTGACGATAAGATTGCCAAGAAATATTTCAGGACCGATGAATCCGGCCCCGGCGAGTGGTGGGTGGAGAAGGGCGCTGCCCAGATGATTAATAATTACCTGTCTCAGGACTTTATCCGGCAGGGTGCGTTCGGGTCGATTGGCGGGTTTCTGATTGGGTTCAAGAACCTGTCCACCATGGTTGAACTGGGCGCTTCCCCGTTCCATGCCGTGTTTGAAACCAACGAAGCCGTGGGTTCTTCCATAGGCAGGGCCGTTGCCAAGATGGCTACGCCGGGATTTTTCAAGGAAGGTGCTAGTGAATTGGCTCGCTCCCTTCCCGGCACCATACCGGTGGCGGGCGCTTTGATTCCCAAGACCGCTGGGCCGGAAACTGTCCAGCTTGGTGCCCGGGTGGAACGCTATGCCAAAAACCCGGAAGAATTCAAGAAAGCCAACCCGGAGGCATACGCCGATTTGTTGAAGAAGTACCCGGACATTGAACACATGGTGAATGACCTTTTCGCTGGAGGTGGAAAAGTCGGCATGGACGAGGCCTATAAAAGCCAGTGGATAAAAGGATTCCGCGAAGCTGCCAGCAACAATAATTACATTGGAGCCATTGTCCGGGCTTTGCCCATGGTCAACGAGCAGTTGTTGTCTCCCATTTTCAACCTGTACATTCCCCGGCTAAAGCTGGGCACGTTCATGAAAGATTACGCTTTTGAGCTGTCACGACGGCAGGGAGAGATTGATTCTGGTAAAATCACCCGCGAACAACTGGCCCGGGAAACGTGGGCATTTGTGGATGACCGGTTTGGTGAACTGAACTGGGATAACCTGTACTGGAACCGGACATTTAAATCAGCCATGCAACTACTGTTTCGTTCGGTGACATGGAAACTGGGCAATACCCGGGCTTTCGGCAAGGCGGGTGTGGACATCGTTAAATCCGGCATTGATATGTATAAAATGCTGGCTGGAAAAGATGTCACTCCACGGTTTACCCAGCCCATGGGCTGGCTGGTGGGCATGGCCTTGGTTACCACCATTCAGTCCACAATCATGAGCAAGGTTTTGACCGGTAAATATCCGTGGGAATTGGCTGAAAATGCTGTGGATTTGATGAAAAACCTTACCTTTCCTAGAACGGACAAGGACGATGCCTCACAGCGTATTTCCAATCCCACCTACTGGAAGGATTTGGTTCATCTGGCCAACAGTCCCCGGGATTATATCACCTCATCCTTTACCGGAGAGATGGGTCGAATTGCCGATGACTGGAACAACAAGGATTTCTACGGCGATAAGGTTTATAACGAGGATGATCCGCCCTTTACCAAGGCCAAGGATATGCTGGAACATTTGATACCGGTACCGTTCAGTTTGAGCAGCACCATAGCCGCCAAGAAATCCGGTGCCGAAGGGTTGCGTGCCTACACCGGGTTCATGGGCTACACCAAAGCCCCGTACTACGTGTCCCACAGCCATGCGGAACAACTCGCAGCCAAACTGCTCCGTGACCAGCTCCCAGTGGGTGGCCGAACCGCCGAACAGGCCCAGAAAGCCCTCAAGGAACATCAAGCCGTGCTGGCCATACGCAGGGGTGAGATGACGATTGACGATGCCATTGACCAAGGCTTGATTGACGACCGGCAGGCCCGGCTGGTGGAGAAACAGGTTGAAGGAAACCATGTTGCCTACCAGCTCAGAACCATGAACCCGGAGGATTCCATGAAAGTCTGGCGGGTGGCCACGCCACAGGAACGGGAGGTCATCCATGACGAGATTGAGCAGAAGCTATACAATAACCGGACATTGGACGAGGACCGGAAGGAACAGTTGCTGGACGAGTTGAATAAATAGCTTGAAATGCGCAGAAAAGGTATGCACATTTAAAAACAGCTAATGCAAATCACTTTAAGCCCCAAAACCCAGTTCCAAGCCCTAGGCGACACCCCGTCCCATTTCAAGGTCTGGGCCGCAAATCCAGAGCTGCATTCCGGCATCACCCATGCCGTGGCTGAGATGGCCCTGACCGGTGTTTTCAATGCCGAGCAGATGTACGCCGTGAACCGGTTCGTGGACATATTCCTGAATCTGGCCGAGAAACCGGAACCGATGAAAACCATGCCCAGCAAATCCCTTGACCATAGCCTGCTAGAACGGCCTATGCCGGAAAAGAACAAGAGACCAGAACCAGAGAAAGGTAAGCCATAATGCCACCTGTCGCACCACCGCCAGCGCCGTCACCCACGCCCTCACCGGCACCAGCTCCTGCCCCAAGTCCGGCACCAGCACCCACACCACCTCCAAGCCCGTCGCCTTCTCCAGCGCCAGCGCCGGAACCCAGCAAGTATAAACCCGGTAATTTCGATGATTTGGATACGCTGGGTGATGATCCCACGCCAGCGCCATCTCCAACACCGCCCAAGCCCGGCACACCTCCCGCCCCAGCGCCTACTCCAGACCCGGAATTGGACACTGATGGCGTTCCCAAGTTCAAGGTCAATAAAGACCTTCGCAAATGGGCGGCTGACCAAGGCAAGGCCGCGAAAGAAAACATCGCCAAAGCGGCGAGGTTGGAAGCCCGCATTGCCGAGCTGGAAAAGACCACCGGCAATACTCAGGAAACCGCCAAACTAACCGAGCAACTGGCCAGCCTTAATAAAAAGGTTGAAGATTACGAATCTCAGATGAGACTGACTCATTATGAGAGGTCAGAGGAATACAAGTCCAAGTATCAGATTCCAATTGAAGCCGCCGCCAAAGCCGCTCACCGTGAGATGGCGGAACTCGAAGTGGAGCAAGTTGATTCTGAATCTGGCCAGAAAACCTACCGACCGGCCACCCCGGAGGATTTCAACCGGATTTACGCCCTTCCTCTCGGCGAAGCAACGCGCCAAGCTAAGGCGTTATTCGGAGACGCTGCCAGCGTGGTACTTGACCATCGCCGCGAGATACGCAAGCTGTCTGAGCAGGCCGACGCCGCCATCAAGGAATACCAGACCAAGGGCAGCGAGCTGGAAAAACAGTCCACGGTAAAGACCACTCAGGAACGGGAAGCGGCCAAGGCCATGTGGACAACGGTTAATGAAGATTTGGCCAAGAAATATCCACACTGGTTTGCCCCAGACCCAAACAACCCTGAACGAAATGAGCTTCTTAAAAAGGGGTTTGATTTTGTAGATTCCATCATTGGAGATAACCGTGGCAAGCTCTCCCTACAGGAACGCATCATTGGCGATGCTCATCTGAGAAATCGTTCTGCCGCATTTCTCCCAACTGCCGCTGAGAACAAAAAGCTCAAGGCTGAATTGGCCGAGAGAGATAAGGTCATTGCTGAGTTGCGCGGAAGTGGTCCCGGTGGCAGGCCCGGCGCTGGTTCTGGTGACCAGACCCCGCCAACACCTCGCTCATGGGAGGAAGCCATGGACGCTGACCCACGGTTGAAATGAACGGATTCTATATATATTATCCATACACATGGAGCGGCCCCCATGTGTACCGTCAGCAATTGCCATGGAGTCTTTGGATCACTCACAAGGTTTCGTTTTGCCACGGTATTAAAAATAAACTTGCTCCCGATGGCCGATGGTATGCCACGATTGAGTTTAAATGATTTATCCCCGGCGAAAGCTGGTCTGGTAACGTCTGTCATCGTTTCTCGTCATCACAGACCGGCTGGAAACCGGCCCCGGTTACGGGTGTCCGGGAAGCCGGGGTTAGATTTTATACCCACGGTCAGTGAGCCATTGGTGGGCCACTTTTGGATGAGAACCGGTGTAAGGCACAAGCTGACTTTCCCAACCCCCGCATAAACCCGGCATACTCGACCACTGGCCGTCATATTTCTCAGCCGCTTCCAGCCGTGAATCGTAGGTACCAAAGAACATATCGTGCAACCCACGGGCTTTCTTGAACCAAGCATCGCGCTTTCTCAGGAACCCGTAATGGAATATCTCAATATTGGAATTGACCGCCATCCTGATGGCTTCCGCGCCCTTGGCGTGAACACCATCTGACGGTAGCCAGACGTGCTGTGGGCTGATTCTGACCAAGATATGGCTGCAACAATAGCCGTGGGGTATCAGGCTCTGGGCGTTGGTCCAGAAATTGTACCGCTTACACCAGACCGAGAACTGGCCGGGACGATGTTTCAACTGCTCAATTTCCTCGTACGAGTTTTCGGAGAGAACCTCGTCCCCGTCCAATTGTATGAGGTAGGGCTGCGGCACATGCTGTCGGGCGTACTGGAGCCAGTTCACCCAGAAATCAATGTCACCCTTGGGATTGGGCCAGTCATAGACACAAATCAGGATTTTGGGATCACGGAATGACCATTCCCGGGCTTCCTTTTCCGTGTCATCATCGCCTCCAGACCCAATGCAAATCACCACGTTATCGCAGACCGGTAGCAGGGATTTCACAGCTTCCTGCCAGCAATAATCGAGCTTGTTACCGTTTCGTACACAGACGATGCCGCCAAATCTCATGGTTTTTTCCGGGCTACGAACAGCACAGAATAGTCACCGTCAAATTGGGCTGTCAACTCATCCTTAAGCACTTCCACGTTCAGCTCCGGCGCGTAGCTGGTCAACTCGCCCACCTCAGATTCATGCTTGTGGGCACAGTTCGGGGGCTGGCCCTTGGCCAGAGCCGCCGCCCACAGTTCCTTGTCCGGCACCAGAATGACCAGATACCCGCCTACCTTCAATGTCCTGACCCACTCCTTGAGAATGGGCATCCATGTCAGGAAATCCTCAAGGAGATGGCTGGAATAGACGAAATCCAGCGAGTTGCTGACGAATGGCAGGGAATCGGCGTGCCCTTCAAGCTGGATTGGTCCCCTAGGCGGGTGGTTGTCGTTGTAATACGAAAACTCAGCCGCCGGAAGATCGAAATTGATGGCCCACGGCACTACTGGCGACCCCTGTGAACCAATGTCCACACCCACGCCTTCACAGTACGACTGGGTGAGGTGCAGGTACTTGCCGGTTTCGGAATCGGTGGGATTGGCGCAGGTGGTCATGTGGTTTTAAGGGTTGGGAATGGGATAACGAACTTGCCCCGGTATTTGTGGTGCTTGGAAATGATTTCTTTCTGGTAATTCCACGCGAACATCACGGCATAGTCCGGGTTCCTCTCGTACAACTCCTTCTCATCGACTATGGGTATGTCCGTTCCGGGTATCATGGTGCCGATTTTACCGGGTGTGGTGTCGGTGACAAACTGAATCTCCCGGGAGGTGAACTTGCAGGCGTTAATCATTACCGTGGCCTTGGCCGGTGCTCCAAACCCCGCCACCACCTTATTGTCCCTGACCAGTTCGTGAACCTTTTCCTGAACTGAGTATATTCTACCCTTGGCCATGTTGTTGAAAATCTCCCACTGGCTCAGCGTCACATCCCGCTTCATCTTGGTCTGAATACCGGGCCGGATGATGAAACAAATGGACCCGCCGTGGATGTCATAGTCCAGAATCTGGTCAATCCTGAGACCGGAACCTTCCAGCGCCGCCGCCATGGCCGCCTTGGTCATGTAACTGGTGTGTTCGTGATAGATGGCGTCAAACTCGCCGGTATTGAGCATGTCCAGACAGTACGGCACCTCAATGGCTATGACGGTCTTTTCATGGCATAACCCAACCAGATTCTTGATGAACTCGCGCCAGTTATCCACATGGCAGAACACATGCCGGGCCAGAATCACGTCTACTTGCCCGAGTTGTTCCTTGGCCACAGACGCGGTCATTTCATCAAATAAACCGGCCAAAGTCTGGACATCAGTGTGTAGATTTTTGGCCGGGTCAATGCCTATGACATGACTAAACCCTTGGGTTTGTGCATACCTTAGAAACGTGCCATCGTTGGAACCAATCTCCAGCAAGGTGGGGGTTTTGAGACCGGACTGGAATAGCAGGTCACCGCAGATGCGCTCGAAATGCCGGGCCATGGTTTTGGATTGGGAGGTGGTGTAGGTATAGTGCGAGTACAGGATCGCCGGGTCAACTACCACGCTTAATTGGGCTAGTGTGCAATCCTCACAAGCCAGCACCCTTAGCGGTGCCCAGCCGGGCTGCTCGTCGCCGGGTTTAACGTGGGCATTGCTCAAGGGCTGAACCCCGAGATCAAACACCGGGGTCAGAGCGGTGGAGCGGCAGGCACGGCAGGCTGTGTGGAGTTTGTACATGGTCAATGTTTTAATGAGTTATACCATTTGGTGTGCCATTTACGGTGCTCTATTTCACCAGTTATGAACTGGCGCAGTCCCGCTAGGGTAACTCCTTGGTCAAAATCGCATGGGTGTTCTTGTTTTGAGTCGAATCGTTTTTGATTGGCAGTCAGTTGCCGGTCGATCTCGGCAAGTATTTCCTCAACGGTTTTCATTTGGTTTCCAGTTTTTGATACTTTCCTCCAGTGCCGGGTAAACGTCACGCATTTTCACGCCGGTTGACAAAAGTTTATTCGTGGACAGTTTACAATCTGTTTTTGGCCCGGTGACAATGTGTTGAGGGCTCATTGTTGGAATTCCAGCCAGAAACATCATGGCGAGAATGCCGATGGCATCCATAGAGCCCGGGTTCGTCATGTTGTACGTTCCGTACGGGGCACCCATCTCTACCAAATCCAGCGCCGCCTTGGCGAAATCTCCACGGTGGGTGAGAGAGTTGGTGTGGTTATAGACCTCCTTGAACGAGGCCAGCTTGGAGAGGTAGTTCCGGGGATGGTCATACTCATCAAACGGGAGCCGGATACGGAGGATGTAGTGTTTTTCAATGCCTCTTACTATAATTTCAGAAACTACCTTGAGTCCCACATAGAACCCACACGGACCCTCAAACGACCTTTGTGGAATATCAGTTTCGATGTGTTCCAACCCGTCATTCCATAGGCATCCAGTGGAGATGTGCATCAACGGCACACCAGTTCTGTCACATGCCTTTTTAAGTGTCGCCCGGAACACAGCATTGCCCATTATAGTTTCTTGAGGATAATTGT